GGCATTCTTCAGCAACCACTCGATCATCTTCTGGTTGCAGCCCTTCAAGTCGATGGCAAGCCCCCAGCCGTGGTTGGACGTTCCAGGAACGGCAGCACCAGCGAACCCAGGCTTCAACCACCACAACTTGCCCTGGTACTTCTTCGGCGCGCTCTTGCGCACAGTAGTGTCGTAACGGTGCAGGAATGTCTTCAACTGGATAGAGAAACGGCGATAGGTGTCAGCAGACGATGTGGGGTCAAGGATGATACCCGCCTTGCGGGCTTCCTTCTGCATCGCCGTGTACGCCTTAGCAGCCTTGTGGTGCATATGACCACCACGAACCTCAGCAAGTAGATTCGCTGGCAGTTTACCGTTCTCCTTACCCTTCAAATCAGCGGGCAGGACGACCTTCTTCACAGGATATTTCACTTCTTCTCCAAAAGGATATTGTAGATTTCGTCAATACGGCGATCTAGACGGTTCATCTGATCCTTGATAGACTTGCCACTGTTTGGCACAAGTTCATGCAGATAGGCCCGAACAATCCACCGAATGGCTCCAAGAAGGATAGAAGCCGAGGCAAGAACTGATGCGATAATGCCAGCAATGGCTCCAGCGTTAGTCATGGCTTCGGAATGGCGAGGGCTGCAATGAAGGTGACTACCAGTTGTGCAGCAAGACGGACATTCTCGGGGAGAGTCTGCACTGCTGCAATCTGTGCCGCCACAGCAGACACCGCGATTACGATAGCGGCCTTATTCTTAGTCAACTTCATTGTGTCTCCTTAGACGATTGTTCTAGCGGTGATAGTGAGAATGCCACCGAAGCCTGACATGCCTGGGCGTGGTGGCGCGATCTGTATGAAGTCAAGCCCGTCGATGACGACAGTAACCTGCTCCCCAGTGTTCAAGTCCTGCATGGTCGCCGTGTCACCGTTCTTGACGGATTCGCGCAGCAACTCGTAGCGGGTCTTCGAGGATGCCTCGATGCCTAGACGCGAACCATGCTTGTCGGTCTCGTAGTCGAAGCAGAGAAGGTTGACTTGGATGTTCTCCCCCTTATCAACAGCAGGCAGAGCCTTGACCTGGTAACTGTAGAAGATGGGATCTGTTGTACCGTTACTTGTCAGTTCAAACTTGAATGAGAGGCAGTCAAGTGGTGTCGATGGGGACACTTGGATATCCTCTGTTGAGGATGAGCCAGTGAAACTGAACAGTGAGAGTGTCACATTGTCTTGTGTCACAGAACTGGCTGTAATGCTGGAGTTGTTGGGGATGTTTCCACGGATGCGGATACGCTTGAACACCTTCGGCTCGAGAGTGCTGAATCGAATCAAACCAGTCTTCATCACACCACTGGTGAGTTTCGTTGATCCCTCAATCCACAATTTACCTGCATCTGTAGACAACACAATCTGACCAGTTGTAGTCATATTCATATTGACTATTCCGTCAATATCAGTTGTTGAAACATCACCAGCATAAGGAAAGAATCCAGCATTATCTGGATCAGATAGATCGATACGATATGTTCCAGTGTATCCATTGACTGATGATTTAGCACCAAACCACATGAAACGATCATATGCTGTGATTGCTGTAACAGGGTTACTTGTCGTCTTGATCAGTGGGCCGTATGAAAGGAAACCATTAGCATCGATTGTTCCAACACGGAAACCAAGAGAAGTTCCCATACCAACATACGATCCGAGATAACCTTTCATTGCCCTTACAGTTTCACCTGCTGGCATTTCTCCAGTGATGCGTGGAGCAGTAGTCTTGATAACCTGTCCAGCAGTATCCAAACCAATCTGATAGATTGCAGAATAGTTACCGAAGTATCCTGATGCTAAGAATCCAGTTGGAGTGTCAATAACATCAGTCCATACCCATGTGTTATTCGGGCCAGTAGCAACATCTGTTTGAGCACCAGAACCCCACACGACACCAAGTTCCTTCAAATCTGATGTAGTATTAGTGAGAGCGATAATAAGACGGCTCTTCACAAACCACACATTTTTGATAGTTCCAGAAGTGAAATTGTGGTGAAGTGTAACAGTGGTTAGTGCAGTATCAGAGTAATAGATTCTTGTAGTTGTCCACACAATAAAACGGTCACCAACCGAGCGTATACCGATGATTGTTCCAGTCCAACCAGTCGAAATAGTTGTGACAACTGTTCCAGAAAGATCACGAACAGTAATGGTTCCATCAGCAGTAATGATTCGCTCATTACCTGACGAGTCAGTACAAATGCACGAATAGTTGTGTCCAGTTGTTGTTGAAGACATCGCATTCAACAACGACACTTGGCCTTCAGTCCACACATCAAGACCATACGAATACTCGTACGAACGCATCACACGCTCATCCGAAGTAGGCTCGACAAACTTGATACCAGCACCACCAGTGAACGACGACTGGCTACGCAACCACCAACCAGATAGAGACTGCTCGCCAGGGTCATTCGACGAGTCGAATTGCTGCTTACGCACATCAAGCAACTCACGGCGATACGGGTACTGGTCACTGGTCGCGGCAAGGAATGGGATACCATTGAACGCGTAATCGTAGTTGAACTTGGTGTTCGTGTAGGTTGAATCGTGTGCTGTAGGGATACCAAGATATGAGACTACACGCTCGGTGATGTCATATCGTTGTGTGGTCATCAGGCAGCCGCCTCATACATTCCCGTGATCGTGATAGTGTCATTCGTGGTAGCAGCAGAACCGAAGTAAGTGTTGAAGTTCGCTGGAGTCAAAGGCGAACCAATCGTCCCACCAGCAGTAGCGGCACGAGAGATGTAGCAAGTCATCGTGGAAGTTCCGAGAGAACCGGTGCTCGCCGCGGAAATATCCACAAGGTTAGGACCAGCGGCGGAACGATACTGACCCTTCAAATAAACGCGCACATTCGACTGCGGAGCATACGGAAGGTCAAAAGTGAACGAGTCAGTGTTAGTTGTCCCACGGCTACTGGCAATCGTGTAAGTCATTGTGACAAACACGAGACGACCGATCTTCATCGAGTACACACTGATAGTGTTAGTTCCCCAACCACCACTGTTGGTTACGGTCGTGTTTGAGGAACCAGCGACAACATCACCAGAAGTATTACTGGCAAGAGTGGTGCTATTCACCTGTAAGGTGGCAGGATTCACTGTCCCACCATTCAACGTACCAGTGTAAGTGGTTGTTCCTGAAGTACCCACCTTGCCATTCAACTGCGTCTGCAGTGCAGAAGTGACACCATCAAGATACTGGAACTCAGTATTGCTGACACTCCCATTGGCGATCTTGGTTGCGTCGATAGCAGCAGAAGCATTGATGTCACCATTCACAATGGTTCCATCAGCAATCTTCGCACTAGTCACAGCACTATCAGCAATCATTCCAGTAGCGACAGAACCAGTGTCACCAGTAGTGACAAGGGTTCCAGTGACAGCAGGAACAGTGATAGTTCCAGAGGCAACCGATGCACCCTGAATAGTGGTAGTACCACTAGTAGTACCAGCAATCTTCGGGGCAGAAAGAGTAGGAGCAGTGAGAGTCTTGTTCGTCAAAGTCTGAGTGTCACTAGAACCGACAACAGAACCAGTGACGCCATGCACACCAGAAGAAGCATTCTCATGGTCGCGCGAGTTCTTGAAATCACGACCAGACACACCATGCTTCACCACGGCACCAGAAGCGTGAGCGACAGCAGTCGAGCCATCGACACCAGCACCACGAGTTACATAGAACTGATTAGTAACACCAGTGACGCCAGTAACATCAACAATCTCTTCAAGGCCAGACTGGTCAGGGTCGATGATGACAGTAAATGGGAAAGTGGTGATAGGCCAACCAGTCGTCGACGAGACAGTCATCGTCGTATCGACATTAGTCATAGACGAAGCAAGAGTGGTCTCAACCGCTTGAGACGAATAATAGCGGACAGTCATCAACGGCTCCAATGTGTAGAGATAGGTGTATTAGTGCTTTGCAAGCCAACTTCATCTGTGCGACGCTGAACAAACAGACTGTACAAGTACTTAGAAATATTCGCTGCAGAACCCTGAGGGGTCTTACCAGCAATCACGGAAGCCTCAGCATTGAACGTGTCAAGCGAGTAAGCGTCGACAGTGGACATCAAACGAGACGCAGCACCGATGGTGACAAGATCACGACACGACTCAGGCAGAGAAGTGACAGTAACAAAATCATCACTGTCATTCGCCATAGTCTGAATATCAGTCGTGCACCACACCTGAACCCGTTGACCAGGGGTGACACCATCATAAATCTCGATAGTCTTACCAGTGGGGAACATGTCAGTGTCAGCGTTAGGGTTGAAACGCCAACCACGCACACGCAGATACGACTTAGAAGGACCGACATCCTTCCATTCCACACGGGCGACAGTGTTCGTGGTAGAAGGCAGTGAATATGCCTCAACAGCGGCATTGAACGAGAAGTTCGTTGTCGCAGTCCCATACAAGTAGCCACGCAAACTCAACAACGTGTTATTGATCGCATCCTTCACCTGCTTACGCGGGAAGATAGGATTCATGATCACGCGGGTATTCGATGTGTGTGCTGCTGCTGTCGTGTTGTTGAACCCGCGACCATACGGTGCGATAGTGGCGATGTTCGTCGTCGTGTCAACACTGTCAATGAAAATCATCTCACTATCAACCTCGCACACACCATGAGTGAGCCGTGACGCATCACCGACAGTCATAGTGGTTCCTGAGGATGTGACAGATGATGCGAGATGTGTAGACTGCTCGGTGGTGCGCGTGTAACCACGCACCATTCCGAGAGTCTCATCGATCAGATCATTGAGGGTAGGCATAGTTCCCCTTATACGGTTGTAATGTTGTGACGTTTGTCAAACCACTATTCGATGGATTGGCGTGCAGTGATATCATGGTTAGGTTAGGAAACCGCGATACCATAAAGGTTGCCAAGATAGCCTTCGATGGACTTGCGGGTGGTGTCGTCGTGAGTCGCGGAATAGATGAGCAACGCCGAAATGGATGAGCAGGCACTATTACCCACCGTCTGTGAGCCTATGTTGATGCGGTTGAAGTCACTCGTCGCAGCCCCACCAGCAGCCCCAGTGGTACCAGCAGGACCAGGAGGACCAGCCAACTTCTTCTTCGCAATCTCCTCAACAGTGGAACGACGACCCCTGTAACCCACAATCAGAAATCCTTATCTGGTAGAGTCAGGTTCCAGCCAATTTCGTTGCCATCGGCGTCGCGCACGATGACTAGGATGGTGCCGTCTTCTTGTTTCACGGGCTTGTCATAGAAAGATTCATTCATCGATATTGTCATGTGAGTCTCACATATGGGCCGATACCACCAGCACTAATAGTAATAGGAGTATTTGTAATATCAGTTTGGCCACTAACTCCCGCTACATAATAAGGCGTCAATAATGCTACTGCAGATGTAGTTGCTGGCGATGTAGCCATAGTTGGGCCAGCAAAAGTTCCACCAGTATTATAGAATAGCCAACCAACTGCGTAAGTTGTTCCTGCAATAAGCGTGTATGAAGATGAGTATCCAGCCTCACTTGTGAACGCTTTAGTGTAAATAGTATTACTACTTGTTCCAAGGGCAGTATCATTAGCACTACGGGCGACACAAGTGACAGAAGTACCACTCACCGTAAACAGCCCAAGTTTGCGGACTGTAGTGCCGCCAGTATCAGTAGCACCTGTATTGCACCCAACTGTAAAGTTAGAGACAGTCATGCTACGTCCTGGAGTGAAAAATACTAGACGAATAGTTCCATTAGATTGAACGGCTGTTGTAAGATTTGAACGATCAATTATATCTATACCATTACTCGGCTGATACTGAATGTTTTGCAACGTAGTCAGGCTAACATTCTCCTCAGACCATGCTGTGATTTTACTCATATCATGCCCCCTGCTGCAACACATTGACCGTGACAGTGCCCGATGCGACAATGCCATAAATCTGCTCAGGGATACGCATGTCAATACTGATAGTGCTATTAGCCTTCAACTCGTAACCATAAGAGGAAGTAGTCACAGTACTATCCCCAAGATACACGGAAGCAGTTCCAAGATTTTGAATAGCAATAGCACCATTGCCATCATAAGTAACATAAACATCAATGAGAGTTGCGGTAGTCCCAACAGACACCCTCGAATGCTTGATAGCCATTCTTACCTACTTCCTAGTATTTTTCTTAGTTGACTCATACTTCTTCAACAATGTGCGACCCTTAGCCGCCAACCTGGCGGCAGACTGGGCATTCCTGGGGACAGGCTCACCCCACGCCCTAGCCGCAAGGGCTAGACGCGTAGGACGACCCTTATCATCAACCAGCGGCCCCTTAGGGTTTGTGTAGAAGCGAGTCAGGAACGAACCCTTACGGCGCATCTTCTCAGGCGTATTAGCAGCCCCAGTGACGCCTTTCTTGATGTTATGACCAGACGCGCGCAGGGAGGCCCTCCCAGCGGCATTCAAGCCACCGCGAGGGTCCTGCCCTGCTTTGCGTTGCCAAGCGGGAGTCTTAGCCATTACTTCTTCTTACCACGCTGCTTAGCCTTGTTCACGCCCTGTACAGCGAGAACACCAGCCTTGGCGCGCACAGCGCCCTTACGGTACGTTGAGCGGGCAGCATTAGCCTTCTGGTAGGCAGTGTTAGTCGAGCGAGACAACTTGCCTGCGGCATCAGCCTTAGCCTTAGCAGCCGTGTAAGCCTTCTGTGCGGACTTCTTGGCAGCAGCACCCTTCGCTGCCTTCACGGCAGCACGGGCACTCGTAGCCTCACCTTGAGCAGCCACAGCCTTCTTAGCGGCAGACTTAGCAGCCAACTTGCTCGGGGTCTTAGCAGCCATCTTAGACAGACCAGGCTCGACCTTTGACAAGCCCTTGCCAGCGACACCAGCAGCACGACGAGCAGCCTGACCAGCAGCATAACTACCACCAGTGCTAGCGTAACGTGCCGTCTTAGCAGCGCCCTTCACACCAGTCTTCAACGAGCCAGCAGCGACAGTCTTCACGATACGCTTCGGGGCGAGAGTGCCAGCAGCACCCTTCAGACTAGTCTTCACCTCGCCACGCAGAGTGACACGGGCAGCCTTCTTGCCAGCAACCTTACCAGCCTGCTTAGCGCCGAACTTGGCGCCCTGTCGGGCAGCGACAGCACCACCACGAGCAGCAAGCGAAAGACCACCAGTCGGAATAGCAGCCACCGCAGCACCGATAGTGCTACCAGCCTCAGTAACACCAGTAATAGCAGACTTAGTTGCCTTACCCCACTGACCCTTGCGCACATAGTTAGCGGTACGCTTGAAGTCGTCGATACCGAGCAACTCGTTGGTGACGAATCCACCAGCCTTAGACCAGAAAGACTTGCTGGACTTCTTCACCGCAGACGGCTTGGAAGTATTGGATGGGGTCTTGTACACTGTACTGCTCGGCTTCACGGTAGCAGCCTTGAACGTTGTCGTCGACCAGTCAGCGACACGGGCATTAGAAGAACGCGCATGCACAGGATTTGATGCGACCTTCTTCGCGGTGACAGTCGTGCGACCAGCACTGCCAGCACCATTGCCGAGAGCAGACGACACACGAGCCTTACCGTAGAAACGGTTCAAGCCCTCACGCTGCTCAGCGGTCATCCCAGTCTTCTTGAAGTTGGCGACATTCTGTGAGAACGTCTTCCCAGCCTTCAACTGGTTGATTGTCTGATTGGACACACGAACACCAAGGTTGTAGTTCTTACTGCGCCAATCCTGGGATACACTCTTCTTAGCCATTATTTTGCCTTCCTACGCGGAGCCTTCGACATCGGAGGCATACCACTCGTCTTGTTTAGACGAGGGTTGGCCTTGCGAGCCTGATATGATGCTTTACGGTTGCCAGCAGCAAGAATGGCGCCAGCACGATCCATGCTGATGCCCTGCTTCTTAGCAATCTTAGACTGAACAGCCTTAAAACCAGGATGTTTCTTTTTGGCAATAGCCATTAGCGAACCTTAGCCCGACCCTTTTGATTGAATGTCACAGAACCGTATCCGTACTTACGCATCAACCTATTGAGGTCGCGCTCAATCTTGTCGTGCTGTGCCGCATTGATAGCCGCCATTGGGGTATTTCCATACCTGGCGCTACCCAACTGGTTTGCTTTATTTGTGACAGCTTGCTTATTCAGAGCAGCCTGCTGCTTCTTAGTTGTAGTTGCACGACGCTGAGCGTCAGTCATTGAACCGCCAGAACGGCTCGGACCAGTCATACCCTTGACCGAGAACTTCGGTGCAGGCTTCTTAGAACCAGTCTTCCTGTTTGTGTTGTTGGTGTTTGCCATTATCGCATCCCCTTTTTCATTTTAGAACCATACTCCTTCTGGCGCATGGCCTTTGACTCAGACTTCTCGTGCTTACGCATAGCAGTCTTGGACTTGTACTTCTCGCCAGTCTTCTTCTCGGTGATCATCTTCATCGGCTTCTTCTTCATATCCCGTATCTCCAACCTATCCAGCATGTTGATATAGTGATTGACATCTTTCATGATGCTTGGTACGCAACACCCGTCTTGTTGGAAATCTCCACCGCTTCACGGATCTTCCGCATGGAAGTACCAGCAGGTTGGATACCTTGCTTACGGGCGTCACGGTAAGCCTGCAACTCAGCATCCCACTTCTTACTTGTCATAGTCTTATTGCTTGCAGCATCCCCAGAGTTCATCTGAATATTGGATGCCTTCAAACACTCACCCCACGATGAGTGATCCTTAGTGGGACAACCTGAACGGCAACTCACTTCAGACTCTCCTTGTCGATGTTCACCTTGCGGCAACACGCTGCATAGGACTCGCAGTCCTTGGTTTCGCATCCTTCACGGCATGCCATAGTTATCTCCTAGAGTGGTGTGAGAAGACTGCCGTAACCAGCGGCAGTCAACGAATCGGCTTCGCTATCGGAAACCTCATACTCGTGCCCGCCGATATAGACAGTGGACGCAGGTATCTCATTCTTGTCGAAGAAAGGATATCTAACTTCATCATAGTCGCCGAAGCCACGCTTCAATAAAGTGACACCGCGATCGATCTTGTAGAACGAAAACAGTCTATGCCCACCAGCAGGCCCCTCAAGGACTGTCGGTGTCTTGAACATGTAAGGCATCATTCCTCCAATGTAGACTTCCCCAAACCCACACCACGAGGATGTGGGCTTGAGGCTGGCTGCATCAGGCGATGCTGGAACCAGTGGCGAGACGGAACAGAGCCTCTTGGCGGTACAACTTGAAGCCAAGAACACCGTACCAACCGATCGGACGGAAACGCATCAACTTGTCAGTGACAGGTCCGATGACGACGTGCGGCTCTTCAGCCACAGCCTCAGCGAGAGCCTGCTGACCAGCGATGTAGGTGTCGTACACCTTCGTCTTCTTCTGCGCAGTGGCAGCAGCAGTGGTGACCGTTCCCGAAAGAGTGGTCTTGAAGGTGAACGAAGTGCTGTTCGGAACAGTGGCAATCTGCCAAGTAGCGTTCACACCAGTAGTGACAGTGGCACCAGCAATGGTCACAAAGTCACCAACGGAGAAACCATGGGCGCTAGCAGTGGTCACCGTAGCGGTGGAGATACCATCAAGGGTGATGCTACCGGCAGCAGTCGCAATGTTGACCGCAGAACCGATGTTCGCACCAGTACCACTCACACGCAGACGCGGGGTCTCAACGAAGAACGCACCCTCGAATGCACCAATCTCACCAGCCCAGATGTTCTCGTTAGTCTGGTACTCGTGCGGGTAACGCCACGAACCAGAGCCAGTCTCCGCACGAAGATCATGCGCAGCCTCAGGGTGGATACCACACCAGTACATCGAACCACGACGCGGAACAGCCTTGTTGGAACGCAACTTGGCGATAGCACGACGGATCTTAGCGGCAGTGAGAGTATCAGCGTTAGCAAGCGAACCCTCAGCAGTGACACTACCACCGTAGATGATGTTCGTTGCGTTACGCAACTCGTCCTGAGCAAGTTCATCAACAGAGTCAGCCATGTTATAGGCAACAATGTTAGCAACAGCCGGATCAACATCAGCGAGAGAGAACAACTGCAACTTACGGGTCACAAGAGCAGCGTTACCATATTCATTCAGAGTAATGGTAACCTGGTTCGGAGTTGCGAGAGCAACCGAATCAGGATCAGTAGTCTCAGTGAGACTGCTCTTGTTCGTGAGCATGTCGTTGTAGATTTGCAAGGTAACAGAGGAACCTGGCATTGCCTGACGTGCAGGACGCTTGTCGGCAACCGAACGGAGAAGCGGCTGAGAACGCAGAGCGAACTCAACAAGGCGGTCATACGCCTTCTGGACAAGACCAGCACTACCTACGGTACCACCAAGGCCAGCAGCAGTGCCAGCATCAGTATATACGTTAGCCATGTATATGACCTTTCAATAGAGGATTACGAATCGAACGAGTTGATCATGTCAATGATCTCCTCGGCACTACCAGCCTGATTCAACCGAAGGAACATGTCCTCCTGACGGTCAGGAGATAGAGCGCCAGAAGTAACAGCGTCGATCTGGCGAAGAGCAGACAAGTCTGGGACTTGCTGCGCAGGGTCGTCATTAGTTGCTGACTTCAGCCCGAAAACATCACCATACTCCTCAATCCATGCAGACACGGCCTCAGAAGAGGCATCGAGTGTGGACGGGATAAAGGCCGCAATCTTCGGATTGACACCCTTCTCAGATAGGACACTCTTGATGACGTTCTCACGCTGCGCTGAACGCAGCGAACCAAGTTCGTCCTCAAGTTCACGAATACGCTTCTCCTTCGCTCGCTCAGCCTTACGCAACTTACGCACCAGATCGGTACTGTCGTCACGCTTCGGTTGAACTTCATCCATGTCGAAGTCGTCCTCGTCGTCCCATTCCTGATAGTTGTTGCTCATCGCAACCGCCCTTTCATTGAAGTAATCGCAGACCACGATAACCCATCGGGGAATGGGGTCGGCTTCTGCTACCAGTCTTCATACACTGACAGTGCTGGTCTATCTGTCAGGGGATCAGATGCGCCCTGAACGGCGCTTGGTGAGCGAACCAGACGTGATACCTGATGCCCCAGCGAATGCTGCAGCCTCACGTTCACGATAGGTCTTACGCTCCTTGGATGCGACACTAGTGAAAGCCTCACGCTCAAGTGAAGCCTGCGTTCCCTGCACGTCTCCGCCATACAATCCTGCGAGACGCTGCTCAGAAGGAACCAGTTCCTGAAGTTGGGAATACTTGGAGGCCACATCAGCACGGGTATAACCCATCTTCTGCAACTCCTCAGCAGAATATGCTGCACCCATACCGAAACGACCTTGCTCAGCCTTGATGCCAGCAACCTCGATGCGGCGCTGAACTTCTTCTGGGCCTTTAGCGCCGAGTAGCAAACCAGCGACAATATCCTTCGACGTGAGGTTTGGGTAATCGACCTGCAGTTGCTTCTTCAACTCTTCATCAGCCTGGTCAACAGAATCAAAAGCAGTCTGGATACGTTCAGCCATTGTAGATACTGACAAGTTGTTTGCAATCATCTGCTCAAGATCTGTATCAGATGCGATATCAGACAAGCCATAACTATTGAGAATGTTCCCATATGCTTCCTTAGTCCCTAGAAACTCAAAATAAGTAGGAACATGCACATTCTCGCCCTTAGCCTTGCGAGCCTTCAAATCATCGACAATAGCAGTCATGCGACGGAAACTGTCAAGATCAGGATCAGTCTTGGCCTCAGCCTTGTTGAGTGCAAGATCGATGATCAGCGGACTATTGGCATAGTCAGAGTTCTCGTTGATATAACTGGAACCATGCTTCCACAATGCTGTCACCCACGGTGCAGACTTAGGACCAAGGATATTTGTGATGAAAGTATTGAAGATCTCCCACGACGCACCAGAAGCAGGGACAGTGTACGACGTGCTCTGCGTTGTTGGCTCTTGCACCTTCGGACCAGATGATTCATTCTGCGCCATCAGCCACCATACCCGAATGCTTTGAGAATAGTACTTGCAAAGTTCAATGCGTTAGTCTTCGCCTCAGTCGTGTTCTGGTAACGAGGATCTCTCTTCACGCTAGTGTCAAACTCCTGGTAGGACATGGGGACATTACCAGTCATAGCGTTCTCCACATCCTTCAAACCAATCTGAGACGG